TCGGCCTGTACGTAACCGATTTCCTTGAGCATGCTGGCGTGTCTCGGGTCGGATACTTCGATAGTCCTGCCGTCGTACTTGCGCTCACCGCCGTAGGTGGGCACTTTGACGGAAATGCACGCGTCATCGGGCGAGAGGAATCGGGGCATTAGAGTTTCAACCTCTCCACGATCACGCCGCCTTCGCAGCGGTAGGTAGTTCCATCGCCATAGCCGATACCGCTAAAGTCCGGATGGCATTCCTGACCAATACGTGGGTCGTCGGGATCTGACGGTCGCTTAGCCCGGAAATCCGGCTTGACGTCCTCCGTCTTCCGGGGCCGACCAGGCCCACGCCTTACTGGTGTGCTCTTGTCGTCCTCGGGCACGGATGAGCCTTTCAATGGGCATAGAAAAAGGGCAGCGAAAAGGGGCGTCAGCCGACTGACGCCCCTTTTCGCTAAACGCTTAGACCTTTGTGATGCCGGTGATAGCACCCTGCCACGCCGGAGCGTAACATACCATAGTGCCGTACCAGTAAGAGCTCGTTTCATAGGCGAACTGCGTAACTGGCCATTCAATTGCCATGTAATCTTGGACATTGTAAACAGCGAATACGTCGCTGATGTTGCTGTCCGGCAGCGGCAGCGTCCAGCTGATGATCGGCATGTTGCCCTGCGGCAGCCAGGGGTGGACGGTCAAGTTGACCATCTTGCCCGTGACCTCGTTCTGCAGGCCCGTCACCAAAGAACCCAGGTGAGCATCGTGCACGCCTTCAGTGCCGGGCGCATTGATCAGGCTGATCTGGTAGTTCGAGGAGCTGGAGGTCTTGAGCAAGTCGCTGAGCTGCTTGCGGTCGTTACCATTCGCCAGCACCTCATCCGGGTCCGCCTTCACGCTGTCGTACAGCGACGCGAAAGCCGAGAAGAACTCAGCGCCCGGGTTGGCGACGTTGAGTCCGCCGAAGACCGCAGTGGTTCCACCATTCGAGATCTGGCTGATGTTCTTGACGTAGCCCGAGTTCGGGCCCGTGCAGTAGGACAAGATGCCGTCATAGTCCGTAGCGGACGCCGAGGTGTCCGTGGAGGACGGGATCGAACCGGTGGTCGGCAGCGCACCCTGGATAACGAAACCCGGGTTGGCAGGACTAGTCCCACCACCGCCGCCGCTCGGTGCACGACCCGCGAAGAAACTACCGGCAAGCCCCGGATCCGAAGCGCCGGTGCCCACGTAGACCTTCATGCCAGTGGCGCCAGCAGGGAGGGTCGCAAACACCGGGATGTAGCTGGTGGTCGCGGCCACCACCGTGGTCGGAGACGCCGCAACCGAGTCGCCCCACACGGACTCCGCGGTCACCCGGACGTAGATGTTGGTGGTGTAGCCGCTGACAGGGGCAAACCCAGTCGTGCCTACGGCGGTAATAGGCGTGGTGACAGCCGTCGGTGCGGCAAGCGCGCCAGCGAATCCGGAACCGGTACCTCGACCACCGAGCAGCATGCGCTCTTCCAGCAGCATCGAGGACCACAGAACGCTGGTCTGCGAGAGCTGGCGGATGTCCTGGTAGCCCTGGCCGGAGAACTGCGCGGCCCACGACACCTGGTCCGACACGCCGTACTGCATGTACGGAACGGACGCCTGGTCACCGGCGTAGCTGATCTTCGGACCACGGAGGTAGTTGATCGCGCCGAATTGAGCGACCGAAGCTTCGGTAATGCCGGGCCGCATCAGGCTCAGGCCACCAGTGCCAGAACCGGTAAAGCCGGTGATCCGCTTGTACTGGTGGGCCGTACCGACGCCCTTGCGGCGCGCGATGCGGTTCCGCAGAGGGGTCGGACGCGGTGCCAGCAGCTTCGCGGGAGCTTCGAGGTCGTACGCCTGCAAGCCGCCGGTGCCGGCGAGCTGGCCAGCAGCGCCCCCATAGCCGGTGTTGGTACCGGAGAAGATGTCCTTACCGACGTCAGTGCCCGCCAGCGAGTTGCGCACCGACTGCAGTAGCTCCGGGGAGAGCGCCTTCTGCACCATGTCGGAACCGAGCGACTTCTGCAGCTCCAGCAGCGGGTTGGAGGCCTGACCATCAAGCGTCGGGACGCCAGGAGTCGGAAGCGGGTTCTGGGCGGACTTGTTCAGTTCGCCCTTATACGCCTCAAAACGCTGAGCGATTTCCAGGGAGCTGTTCGCGTCATCGAACATATCCCCAGTCTTGGGAATTGGCATTACTGTCCCCTATCGGGGTAGAACCCTTATGTAAAGGGTTAAGTGGACAAGGCGGGTGTTACAGGGCCTTCAGCTCGGCATCAATCTGCAGAGCCTGCTGCGTGTAGCCCTTACGCAGGTCCGGGTCCTCCGCCGCGGAAGCCATCGCCTTGTAGCGCATGACCTCACGAGCCAGATCGGACTTGCGGGCATTGACGCGCTCAACCTCGGTCCGTCGCAGCGACGGTCCGCCGGGAGTGGCCATCTGCTCGACCTTTACCAACCGCTCGCCCAGATCACTGAGCGACTTTGCGGCGGTCTCTGTCGACGCCTCCACGATGTCCACGAACATCTTACGCAGTTCCGACCCCTCTTCCGCAAGAGCGTTCTTGAACGCCTTGATAAGAGTGTCGGAGTCCACCTCCGCGCCGACCGCCTTGACCAGGTCGGACTCTTCGGTGGGGGTATCGGAATCGGCATCGGCCGACTTGTTGGTGTCCTCGACGTCGTCCGTTACGGGCGCGTCATCGGTAACCTCCGGCGCGGTCGAGTCGGACTCGACACCCTTGTTCTCGACCTCGGAAGCCTCGGGGGCCTCCGGCTCGGTGTCGGTGTCGATCGCCTTGTCCACGGGAGCCTCAGCGGCATCTACGGTCATCGTCTCATTTCCTTCCTCGGCCACGGCTTCGGAGTCAGCGGCCTTGTTTGAACCGGACGACGACCAGTTGTCCGGGATCATGTCGGATGCACCAAGCGACTTAGCGCGGCGCTTGATGTAGGCACGGATCGAGTCGTGGTCGCCACTACCGCGGCCTACCGCTCGAATCGCGTTAGAGAGGTCTTCCTTATCCCCGATCGGGTAGCTGGGCTCACCCTCCGGGTTCTTCATCGCCTTTCCAGCGGCGAGCATCGACCGAAGTTGTTCGGCGGAGTACTTGCCCTTGGCGATGTCAATGTCGGCGGCCAGGCCCACTCGATCGGGGTCGACGTCCGCCTGCTCCATCTGCTCGCGGCGCGCGAAGCACCGCAGCGCATCGACCGCGCTCATCAGCAAGTGGATGTCGCAGTCCTGGCTCGGCATCTTGGCTAGGTCTTGCGCCTCGGAGATGATGAGCTGCGCGATGGTGGAGATGGCGGACAGGGCGCCGCTGATGTCACCGGACTCGTTCTGGCCGAGCCCGTCAGCGAACGACTTGACCAGCTCGATCGCCTTCGCGCGGTCATAGGTCGGCATCTTGAAACCATCTTTGAGCGCGACGGTGACCCCGCGGTTATCCATCACGTCCGCGAGCGCCTTGTTGGCCTCCCCGATCGCCTCGGAGATCTTGGCGGTGAGGGGGCGCCCATCGATATTGATATTGACGACGGGCAGCTTCGCCGGCTCCGGCGCGGGCGCCTCATCCTTGGCGCCGACACCCTTGGTGATGGTGACCTGCAACTCCTTGGCGATCGCGTCCTCATCGACCAGCAGCTCCTCGCAACGCACGAGTCCGCGTTCGAGGTCCAGGTCAGCCCCGGAGCCCTCCCAGCCGGTCTTCGCGGCCTTGCAGAGCGTCAGGATCGCGTTCGAGTTCGCGGGCCGATCGACGAGGCTGACCTCGGTGATCAAGCCGCCGGTGATCAGTCCGTTGCGCGCGGATGGGCTCTTGATGATCTTCGGCTTCCGGATCCCGATCGAGAACCCGGTGAAGATGCCGGCCTTCGTCTTCACCACGGCCAGCGGGTCGACGATCCGCGCGGTGATGTAGTGGCCGTCCTCGGACGCCTCGTGCTCGATCGCCTTACCGATAGCGCTATCGGCCCGGTGCTGTTCGCGGATGTTCCCCCACTGGAACCACTCCGGCATCGCGGTCTTCAGCCACCCCGCGTCGCAGCGCTGGTCGTCGAGGTCGAGCGAGTCGTCGGTGGCCTTGCCGTAGACGAGAA